GGGACAACTTTGTCGGTAAACATTTTTTTCGCATCACTACCTGTTTTTGATAAGATACCAAATCTGGCGTCACTTGATATGGTTGCCATGTTGACAGTTTCACCGGATGCCATGAATGAAAATCCACTCCGTCTGTTTTTAAGATAGCACATTCCGTAGCTTCTCTTATCAGCCTTGCAGGCTTCCCAAAATATAAAGAAGAGTCTATTTGCTTCTCTATAGTCAGGGTGTCCGACATCAATCTTTGACCATTGCAAGTACATGTAATGAGTACCAGTAATATAAGTTGGCACATCTTTGTTGTAAAACCAATATCCGCTTTCACGTCTGTTAAATTCTTCGTCAATATAACTTTCCCACTTTGCTTTAAACTCGTCCGGATAGTTTTGCCAATCAAATATACTCTTAATATTTTTAAGCTCCTTAGGATAGTCCGAAACAGTCCATTTGTTAGGTCCCTTTTTTAAGGATTTAGGCTCAGGTGGTAATGCAATATGTAAATTTTGTATTTCAATAACCTGGCCTATCTGACCTGTTCTGCTTATTACAATAATATCGTGCTCTTTATTGTAACCGTATTTCCAAGCTTTAGATCTATTTAACCTGTTTATAGTTGTAAATTTTATAGGCTCTACAACTTTTACTAGATTCTGTTGGTACATTATCTAGATCTTTTTTCAGCAAACCCAGAAAATGTTTTCTTTTCATCTTCTTCTTTAGGTTTGTTTTCAAGTATACGCTCTTCTTCCTCAATACGTGTAAGTATTTCAAAAGCATCAAATATTGCTAGCTTTTTAGTTGCCGCTGCGTTTTTTAATCTATCAGCAGATACATCATCTTCTGTATTAGTAATGATTTTTTCTTCTGCCACTTTAATTAATTCATCAACTGCTTTGCGACCAGCTAGGATTATATTCTTCTTCGTCTCCTTGATATTCATATTTAATTGTAATTCTATGAAGCGGTACTCTATATAAACGTTCGCCTTCTATATTAAATTCGTATTCGCTATTCGGTTTAAAGCCTACTAGGTTGTTTTTATATTCTTCATTTGGCGAATATTTAACAATACCTTTAAGTGGCTCCTCTGGTTCTAAAGAAAACTTATCTTTATTTTTTATAGGTTTTATAAAACAAAAGCCATCAACACATTGCCATTCTAAATTATGTTTGTATGCGTATATTTGATCAGGTTGTGCGAAAAACAAATCTTCACTATAATAAGATTTGCTATTTTTTTCATCGCCTCTTACGTCTCTAAATCTTCTAAAAACATTATGATGCAATATAACTTCATCACCAACTTTTATATCTGTAGTTGTTGCAATCGGTAAAGCTGTAACTACACCTAGCCTGCTGGTATAATTATGGTTTTGCACATCTGTATTTAAAAGAAGCTCTTTGCCGTCTATTTCTTTTTTAGCTGATGACCTAGACGTTTTAGGTTTCACCATAAAGTTAAAGACGCTCTTCATTAGTAGTTTAAATCATACTCTACAGAAATAGCCATGTTTTTATTAAAATCTTTCCACGGCATGACCATATCGTCTTTTTGAATATAGATAGAATACTTTTCTTCTTCTTCTATAACGTTAACTATAGTATGACCACCATAAACTTCTTGCCCAACGGAATAGTGCATAGCGTCATTCTTATAGTCCTTACCAACGGTTATCTTTCTAATTACTTGATCCATTGGTAAGTTCTCCTGTCATTAAATCAATTTGCTGACCGTCATACTTTTTTTCAAGTATTTGCTTTTCGGCACGAAGCTTTGCTATAAAACCTTGTGCTTCTAATACGGCTTGCTGCTTTTGCATTTCTAATGTGCCAACAGCTAATTGAGTTTGATTAATATGCTTTACCAAAGTCTGCAAAGACTCTAGTTCTTTTTTAGTTACTTTTTTCATTTAATTAAATTTAATTTATTATTTTTTTATCTATAAGCGGTTATGCCTGCAGTAGTTCCTGCGTTTGGAATAACTGTATCGGTAGGTATTTCTGCACTAGGTAGATCAAATACAATAGCATCATGAGAGCTGCTAAAAGTATTAGCAGGCACTGTAATATCGTCATTAGCTTCTAATCCAAGTGCCATTTCTTGTATTTTTATAGAAGTAATAGTATTGCTATCATTAACAATTATTACAAAAGAATAAGTACCACGATCTCCATCGTCTGGACTATCTCCAGCGTTATCATCTATTACTAAATTTAAAGTATAAGTTCCAGCAACAAATTCCACATGACTTCCACCTGTAGCTGTAAGTACACCTGCTGATTGAGTATCTACTATTTCTTGAAACTGATCTAAACCTCTACTACCAGAATATGCACCTAAAACAAAATCTGCTAATATATTTGTAAATGCTCCTTTTACAATTCCATTAATACTTTTAACGTTAGAAAAATTAGGGGCTTTTCCATGCGGTATATAAACTATATTACCCGCACTATTACAATACATTGCTACAGGTTTTGTATCTATACGAATATCATTTGCTTTTTTATCAGTAAGCGTGACAGGTGCTGTTTCTGTAATAAAGCCCTGTGCTGTTTGATGTGCTGAATTTGACATTTTATGTTTTTTTTATTTTTTAATTAACAATTCCATCTTCGACGTGCAGCACGACCTCGTTCACTCGTCCAACTTTTAGAACGTGCACAAAACGATTTACGACGCTTAGCAGCCTTACTTCCTGGTTTTAATTTTTTAGGATCTGTAGTAACAGCTGTTTTTAATTTACTACCAGGATTATCTCTTTTATACTTGTCTACGCCTTTTTGCGACATACCGCCACCCGCTTTTGCGCCTGTGCCGGTAGGGTTGGCTTTATTGTAATAGCCTAAAGACTTTTTACGTGACGGCGCATTACTTTTTCTTCTCTCTAAAGGCGATGAATGTGGGCAAGGACATTCTTTGCCACCCATTTTTGCTTTTTTAGTTATAGGTACTCCGTACATATTATTTCTTTGTTTTATTATACGCCTCTTTTTCCCATGGCAGGTTTTTAGCGCCTTCTAACATATTAGCTCTTTGATATACTCTAGCTGGAGTTTTAGTATTAGGTTTCCACGTAACTGTTTCGTTATCGTAATCTAAACGACCTTGCCCCATTTGTTGCAAGTGAACTTTTTCGTGTTCAACAATTTCATTTATTTGTTTTTGTGGTAAGCCTTTCTTAACAAATATAGTGCCGTCTCTGTTAGCCTCGCCCTGTATGTTTGTATCTAATTTTTTTTCAAACACAGGCATGCCATATTCAGAAGCTTCTTCGTTTATGCCGAGTAATTGCGCTATACTTCTAAGCTTAAATGCCATTATCTATCTTTATCTTTAATCATATCATCTATAGCTTTATTATAAACTTTATCAGTATACGATTTATTTTTATAAAACTTACTTGACGGTCCAATAGGTAAATCTTCATACCCCAGCATTACATTGTACATGCGAGTAATTAAACGTTTACCTTTTGATGAAACCTTAAATACACTATATTTAATTGTAGTTCTATTGCGATGTCGCCAAACATCTATCCAGCCTTCGCTTCTTAAGCGTTCCCATCGCTTTTTATCCCAAGCGAATGTGTAAGTGCCGTTAATAAAATCATCACGTGTAAAACGACCTTTACAATCTAAATAGACAAGCAACTCGAGGTCAGCATCTAAAATATTATAGGTTTTGCTCGCCCATTTGCGAACAAGCCTATAATACTTAAACAAATTTATATCTCGTAGATCTTCTGGCGTTAGCCTCATTCTACAATAACAACATCGCCGAGATTGATAACGTGATACAATTCGTCGTTCCATTCGATACCATGACCAGCGTGTTTATCATAGTGAATAATATCTCCAGCTTTAATGCCTTCAATCTTATCACCAGCGGTTACAACTTCAGCCTTTAAGTACCTAACGTCTTTATTTTGATCTTCAGTTAATTCTAATCCGCCAACTTTCTTAGCTGCTTCTTTTATTTTGCGGATTACTATAAAATAATTAATTGCCTTCATGTTGCTTCTTTAATTCTTTTTTAGCCGCCCGCGCTAATCTAGCTTGCGTCATTTTACCCATTACCTTCGCTCTTTGTTCTAATACAGTTAATATTTGTATTTTACGAGCATAAGGCTTATTTATTTTTTTTACTTTAGCTATTGTAGCTTTAGCGTCTGCCACCGTAGCAAACTTAATGCTTACTGTGTCTTTCGGATTTTCGTCTGTATATAAACGTCTGCCGCTACCTTTAGGCTTTTTGCCTGTGCCAACTTTAGGATCTGCCATCTTCAATACGCTGATTAGAAATTATACAATCTGCAGACATGATAGTTGTAGCTACACTTACCGCATTCTTAAGTGCCGTTTTAGTTACAAGTACAGGATCAATAATACCTGCTTTTACCATATTTACAATTTTACCGGTTTTAGCATCTATTCCTTTATTCTTAGTGGCGATAGGCTCAGTAAGTAAAATGCCCGCATTTTTTAGAATAGTATCAAATGGTGCACGTATTGCACTTAATAATACTTTATGCCCTACACTTGTAGATTTAATTTTTTGTGAAGCATGCAGTAAAGCGGCGCCGCCTCCTGGCACAATACCTTCTTTTAACGCAGCCTGCACAGCGTAGATTGCGTCTTCAACACGGTCTTTCTTTTCTTTTAGCTCGACTTGCGAGTTAGCCCCAACGTATACGATACCGACACTACCGGAGAGCATGGATAACCGTTGTTCAAGCTTGGTTTTAATAAACCCGTTAGTTTCTTCGCTAATTTTTTTACGGACATCTTCAATACGTTCTTGTAGTAGTTCTGGGTCAACGTCTGTTTGTAAAACCGTGTTTTTATTATTAGTGACTGCTTTTATAGCGGACCCTAAAACGGAGGGGTCGATCAGGTCTAAATCATCGCCCAACTGCTCATTAATAATTGTAGCTCCAGTTAATAAAGCTAAATCTTCTACTGTGTCCTGTTTTGTAGGCCCAAACCCTGGTATATCGATAATATTAACCTTAATATTACCTTTTACTTTATTAGCGATTAACGTTTGGTATGGTTGTTGTTCCACGTCCGCTATAATAAGCAAAGCTCTATTGTTTTTAATAGCATACTCTAATATAGACTGAATGCGTCTAATATTAGGTATTGGCGAAGTTACTATAAGTACCAGTGGGTTTTCTAGTTCCGCAACGCCTTTATCTTTATTAGTTAAAAGATGAGGTGACTTTATACCTGAATCAAATTGCGTGCCCTCAACAAAATCAACATACGTTTCATTTGTTTCGGACTCTTCCATTAAAACGATACCATCTTGTCCAGCCTGGCTGAAAGCTTCGCTAATCTTGTCTCCAAGTTCTTTGTCGTTGTTACAGCTAATGTATGCAACTTGCTGCAACATTTGATCAGCAACCGGTATACTGGAATCAGTAAGATATACACTGATTTTCTTAGCACAATCTTCAATGCCTTCTTTAACGATTCTAACTTCTGCTTCATCTTCTAGTTTATTGTATTCTGTTAAAATAGCATGAGCAAGCACGGTAGCCGTTGTGGTACCATCGCCTGCTTCACGCACTGTATTAGCCGCCGCTTCTTTAATAAGAGTTGCGCCTATATTCTCGACCGGGTCTCTTAAGACTACGCTTTCCGCAACGGTTACACCGTCTTTTGTAATTACCGGTCGGCCCAGAGCGTCTTCGTATACTACGCATTTACCCGAAGCCCCTAATGTGGACTTCACTGCGTCTGTCAACTTATTGACGCCGGACATAATTTTTGTATTAGCTTTATTGCCAAATGTAAGATCTTTAACGATCTCGCTTGGATTGTAATATTGCATTTGATTAAATTATATTAAAATAGTAAAAAATTGGAGCAAACGCCATATAGTGTACAAGTATTGTTATAAATATACCTATCCACCCTAAAATTATGGTTAATGCTCTTTTAAATTTATTCATTATTCAAAGGTCTTAATAACCTTAGGCCCTTTGATAAATTCTAATTTGTTTTTATAGTGCTCAACAGATTTATCAATTGCTAGTTCAGCACCTTCAACTGTTTCCCTGCGAGTTACATCTTTCCAGGAATCTTCCCAACTAAGCTCTGTTTGATAGAAGCCGTTAGGCAGTTGAACAATTCTCCAGTTTTTCTTTGCC